AAAGGCTACAACGCAGAGCTGTGGATTGAGTACACAGGACTAATGGACCTTGTAAAGCGATCAGGTGAAGTTGCTCACTTCAAAGCAGAGGTTGTCTACGAAAACGATGATTTCGAACATTCGTTCGATCTTGAGAGGGGTGAGGTTCTTCGACACAAAAAGTGCCATGAAAACCCTGGTGACTTGCTTCTTGCGTATGCTGTATGTTTTTTCAAAGACGGTCAACGCCAAGTAGAAGTGATGCGAAAGGATCAAATCAACAAGATTCGCAAGAGCTCACGTAGTCCAGAATCTGGACCGTGGGCACAACACACAGAAGAAATGTGGCGAAAGACAGTGATCCGTCGAATCTGTAAGTACCTACCACTTACTCCAAAGACGACTGCTGTTCTGGAGCACGATATTCAGTCTGATTTTGGAAACGTCATCGATATTGAAACAATCGATGTTAATGAAGATGTTAACGCTGACATCAATGAAAATGTTATTGATGTTGAACCAGCTGAATCAAAACCAAAGTCAAAACGGAGATCTAAGGTTAAAGATTTGGTTGAAAAGGCGAAGGCAAACGATCTACCTGAACCTGAAGAAGATTTTACCTCGTAGGAGTACATAAATGTCATTGATTGACGAAGCACAACGGAACGCAACTCGATTTCCTATGGCCTTTTCGGAAAAAGCCAGCACAAAAGATAAACGGATGTTTATTGTTCAAGCCAATGAACTCACCGATATTTTGAAAGATGAGATGGAGTCTCGAATTATCGATAAGAAAGCCAGGAAGGAATTTTCGAGCTACAGAACAAAGTTAAAAACTGCTCAGTGGCGCCTGTCTGGTATTCTCAATCATGTTGATGAGCCTTTGTATCGGGAGCAAATAGGCAAGACCTATGAAGGTCTACTCAAATCAATCAATCTTCGTCAACCAAACGGAAGTTGGAAAGTTATTGATTATGAAATTGACATTAGAAAAAACGCTGGTGGTGAAGAATCAATAATGGTTGCTGTGAAATTCGTAGACATCAAGAATGAAACGGATCTGAAATACAAAAATGGCGTTCCTGTTGTTGATGTCAACGTCGATGTTGGTAACTCCAATAAAGAGCTTATTGAAGCGATTAAGGCTCAAGGTGCAAACTCTGACGACCAAGAGCTCAAAGACCTGATGAAGCAATTTATTGCTGTGATGGCACAAGACAAGATTGCGGAAAAGTCTGCGGAAAAGTCTGTGGAAAAAACAGAAGAAAAGTTTGAAGAAGAACCAGAAGGTTTTGTTGAGTGATAGGGCAAGGGTAGAAAATGCCTGATCATTCTTTAGATGACATTGTTCATTCTATACAATCAGCGGTTATAGCGGCCACCGACATCGCAGAGCGCCATGAGCTTGATTCGATCATGAATCAAGAGTTCTGGCAGCAGAAGGTAGACGATAACGGTGAGCCGCAAACCGATGACGACGGAAGACACATATATGTACCACGCATGGTCATCATGGAAATCCCAATGTGGGAAGATGGAGTTCTGGTACGAAAAAGCATACCAGTCCCGCTGCAATCGCTTACGACTGGCCAGAGCTTACGGGTGGATACGCTCGAAGTGGAGATGTCTGTTGAGATATCAGGATTGAATGCAGATCAGAAAAAAGGTCAGTTGATGGTGAGGCCATGTGCCAATAATCCTTCGTGGTTTAAAAAAGAGAGTAATGCTGCTAAACTCAAGTTGATCTTCAAGGGCAGTGAGCCACCAGAAGGTTATGCAAGAATCGACGATCAACTTATCAAACTGCTTCCATAGGAGAGCACCATGGCCTTTCCCCCAACTGATAGGCGTTCTGCCGGAGAAATTATGAGTGCTACTATAGCTGCAAAAAAGAAAGCAGCAGGACAAGGAGTACCACAAAAGGTTGAAACCGCAACAGATGCAACTAGAAACAAAAAACGTGAGTACTTAGCAAAAAGGCAGAAGAAGAATCAAAAAAAAGAGCAAAAGCAACGAATCAAAACTATTAAGAATTTGAATAAATCAGAAAGCTCTACTGGTATTGGTTCGGACGACGAAATTCTTTTAAATAGCATGCGTAGAAAAGCTTAATTTAAATATAAATAGGAGAGCATCATGGCAGATTCCGGCCTCGTTAAAATGTCAGACCAGTTTGGTGGTCTACCAATGGAACAACTCATTGGTGGCCCGCTTAAAGCAGCGTGTAATGCACAAACCCTGCTTGCAAAGGCATCCAGTGACTTCATCAAAGATGTCGGTCTGAATGACGACGGTAAGGGCAACATGGCTGCACGGACTGTGGACTTTTCGTTCAACAAGCCCGTACAGGACGCTGCCGGAAACACAACGATGGAAAAAGTGGATCTTCAGGTTCCACTGCTCGCCATCATCAATACGCCCAGCTTGTCAGTCAAGGAAGCTGAAGTGCGATTCACGATGGAAGTGAAGTCATCGACATCGAGCAAGCAAACTTCAGACAGCAAGGCCGATCTTACAGCTAAGGCGAAGTACAACGCTGGTCTGTTCTCTTGCGAAGTGACTGTGCATGGTTCTGTAGCCAACCACAGCGAAAACACCCGCAGTAGCGACAACAGCGCCAAGTATGACGTTAAGGTAGTGGCCCGTGATGATGGCCCACCTGAAGGATTGAGTCGAGTTCTTGATATGTTCAATGATGCAATCGCACCCACCCAAGGTGCAGCACCAGCGAAGAAAGTCTAATCATCCCCTTGACCCCCCACCCACGTCGCCTAATCCCATTTCGGGGGCTGAAATGGGCGATTCCTACCGGGTGGGGGGTTGAGTTTACATAACAATCGTTATCTGTTAAATGATTATTGATCCACCTTTATTGGTGTTGTTCAATATTAGGTTTGGATGGTCTAAACCTTTTATCAAACTTGTGGATTCAAACTCGACCCATTCAGGTGTCACGGCCTGGATGGGTCTTTTTATGCAAGTCATTTTTGTTCGGTAATTTCAAACAGTTCATCGATACGCTTCTTCATGCGCTTGATCTGACGTTCTACATCTTCGCCGTCAAAATCAGCAGAGATCATCGATGTTTTCTTTTCGATAGAACCAATCTTTGTCTTGAGTGCGTCCACTTCAGCCTGCATCTTAGCGGTTGCTACCTTACAAGGTGGTGGCTGTTCTCCTTCCATACCCTGTGACTGAGCTTCCATTTTAAGCTTCTGCATTTCCTGTTCGTGCTTCTGCTCTGCACGCTCACGATAAAAGCTCCACGCTTTTGAACCACCTGCTACAGCCATACCGGTAAGAGCGATAGCAACCATTGGTGCGTAGTCACCGCCCAAAGACTTGGCCGCATCTGCTGCGGCTGTAATGTCTTGAGACACGCCAATCATTTCAGATAGTTCTGGAGGGTCAGGGCCGGGATCAAAGTTCTCAATATCGGCAGGCTCCGGTTTTGGAGTTGACTGCGGTTTTGGCGTTTCTTCTGTTGATGACATGGTTTTTTCCTTACTTCTCGCGATCTAAAATTCGGTCCAACTTAGATACAATGTCATTGTGTACTTTGGTTCGAGTAATCAAAAAGTCTTTTGACTGACTGTCAGCCGTATCTCTGTATTCTTGGATGACTCGATCGTAACGCTCACGCATTTTTTCAGAACGTGCATCATATTCTTTGCGTATTTCATCAAGCTGTTCTTGAAAGCCCTCTACAAGCTTGTCCAGACGTTTCTGCATGGCCATGAACTGATAGACCAGAAAGGCCGCGAAAACGCCAAGATGACCCCCTGATAGCAATGTGTCTACCAGGGACTCCATCAGAACTCCGGTTCATCAATCAGAGTATACGTAAAAGCATTGCCCCATTTATTTCGAGCTGCGTAGCAAATGCTCATGAACTCTTCAAAGTCTTTGCTGTGACTGAATACCTGGCAACCAGCAGACCACTTATCTACTTGCGTAGACGCCGACCCAGCTTTGTGGATATTGATTCCATAATAGCCTTCGACAATAGACTGTACATCAAGATCAATAACGTCGTCTTTATTGCTATCACGGTAAGTCTTGACTGTGCCGTTTCTTTGGCAGAGCGCATCGTATTTCCCCTGGTGTTTGTCGATCTTCCAAACTGACCGATATTGTCCAGGTACAAGAATAGCAGTTCCCTCGACGCGAGAGGGATTTTCCAGCCAGTAACTACCAGGCTCAGTGGTGCATTCCCATGTACGGGTAATCCATCCCTGTTCGTCTTTGAACACCACACAAATGCGATCATCAAAACGATTTGCTTGGTGATTACGGCTACGAATGCCAATGATGTTCAAGTTGTACTCACCTGACTCAAAAACGGTATGACCAAGAGAGGCCACATAATCAAGAAGAAATGGTCTCATATTACGAACTACATTCTGCGTTTGTGGCTTGGCAGATTTGAGCGATATTGATGGCTTGCTGTTGTTGGTTTTCCAGCATTTTTTGAACAATCTCTTCCATTTTGTCCAAGCGTTGCTCAATGCCTTCAATCTTAACGTCCACGACTTCTTGCTTTCCAACGCTCACGGCCTTTTTATTTTCAAGGGCACCCACACGGCTGCTCAATTCATCTACATCCTGAGCCGCAGACTCAAAAGAAGCAAAGGAAATACCTGCTGCAAAAACGAGAGTCAAACCTGGTATGATCATATCTTTGATATCCATGAGATCTCCCGTTACTCAATGTCAGTACAACTATAAGACCCGAGTAGCTTATCCGTCAACTTAGACGGCTCACATCGTTGCTTATCTGTTTCACCAGTACGAATGCACAATGCCCACATACACTGCAATGACATGGGGTCTCCACCAACATCCTTAATACAAGGTGGTGGCATGTCAGTGAGTTTGTCTGCAATAGAAGCTTCACGCTCTGCATCAGTAATTGCAACTTGCTGAACTTGAGAAACAAGTTCTTGATTGCCACTATTTAGTTCTTTAATTGCCTCAGTTTGCGCCTCAATCGCTTTTACACCAGCATCAGGCTTCAGGCCCCAGCCAGCGCCAAAGCCGACGCTCAGTGACGCTATAACGGCAATCACGGTCAAGCTGACTGGTTCCATCTCTTTCACCCTAAGCACAAAGAATCTTTACGATTACGTTAGAAGTTGCATTGGTATCTGTTCCAACGTTTGGACCAGTTGTAACCCAGTATGTAAGACCAGTTGATAAAGCAACGCCAGCAGGAAATGAAAAGCACATTTTATCAAAAGCTGGAGCTTTGAATGAATAGTCTGGTGTTCCCGCTCCATTTGCAGTGCTTGTAGATGGCGTTGCATTGGTTCCATCTACTATTTTCAGATAAACAGGAACAGAGTTTGCCTCATTGTCGATTTCTATCAAATAGATAGTCCCGCTTCCAGTCAGTACATTTTTTTGCGATGCAATGTCGTTGTCGCCACCCTTGGCAGATCGGTTCAAAACAAATTTACCGCCGAGCTCAGTCAATGCAGATGTAGTAACGGAAGCCATTATTGCACCAAAAATCGAACATTAACACCAGCTGCTGGAGCCGTGTTGTCTTGTGGGTTTGGGTTCGCAGTAACAGCAAAACTCAAATACGTGAAAGGCAAACCATCTGGTATTTCAATCATTGTAGTAGAGTTGGCGGCTATTCTAAAAACCATGTCAGCATTAGTCGATCCCATGCTTACAACTTCAGAATCAAAAAGCTTCAGGCTTGCGGCGTTATTGCTGTTAACAAAATGAATAGCGTAGATGTAACCAGACTTAGAAGTTGCATTCACAATTGCAGTATTGTCGCACGAAGTTTCTTGTACAACTTCGTACTTAAACGCATCTTCAAACTTGGTCTTTGAAAGGGCCATTTACTACTTCTTAGGTGGTGAAATTTCTGAATCCGGCATTTTTTCAGCACGACGCATCCGATTTTGCATTTTCTGCTCATCGGTCATGAAGGGTTGACGCAAAGATCCTGGGAAAACTGTTTCATCTTGTTCAGCACGACGCATCCGATTTTGCATTTTCTGCTCATCGGTCATGAAGGGTTGTTTTGTTTTGGGTTCAGCGCCTATCTTCTCAAGATCTGGAATGGTTGCATCTGGAAGTGGCATTTGTGTTCTTTGCTTCATTTGAAATTGTTTCAATAGAATAGCAAGTTGTCCAGCATCCGTAACACCACGATCTTTAGCGTTGTCTAAGAACTCATTTTCTTCTGCTGTAAATTTTGAATCTGCCATGATTACCTCTTACTACTCAGAATCTGCAACTACTGCTTTCTTTTCGGCTGCATCTACATACCCTTGACCCAGGATGTAAGAAACACACACGCCAGCAGAGAGCTTCAATGCTTCACCAAGTGCGATATCTTCACCCAAAAAAGCCAAGACTGGAGGCAGCAAAGCCCCGAGGAATGCAGCCCAAAATTTACGAGATGCGAGTTTCGCTTTCAAAGTTGCCATGGTGTCTCCTTATGTTCTTTTTGACTCAAGCCATTGTAGCAAAACAAGGGCGTTGTCGGCAGAAGTTAAAGCAGTATCCCAAATAGTTTTATCTATTTCACCATGCAGTCCGACAAGATCGTATTGCACCGTGCCGGATGGACCAACAGATTCAAAGTTTTCAGTCTGCACATGAACCTTCGAGTTTGAGTTTTCGCAATCATCTTGTGTCATGCTGCACCTGTCCCTGCTTTTCCTACGTTTGCATTTAACAAGTAACGCAATCGGCAAGTAACTACCGCAGGGTCGTTACTACCATTGGTCGCGTTTTGTGAGCCAAAAAATGCGTATAAATACACTTGAGTATCAACATCAATATATCCATTAGCATTGTTCATTTCAAACTCACCCATGTGAGCTTGGGAGTTTCTTGTAAGGCTACCGCTTGCGTTTTGACCAACCCAAGTAATCGCAATGACATTGTCGTCATCAGTTTCTGTAGCACCAATGCAGGGGCCAACAAAGTAATCAACCGTCATGTGTTTGAGGTTGTCGGTTCGATTCCCACTATCGTTAGCAAGGACAGTGCTGTGGGTGTCTGCGGCAGTTGTCTTGAACTTAACGATCCGAACACCCGAG